TATTAAACTTGGGCCTCGCTTGAGAGCGCCTTATTGGTGGGAACACCCGATTTATCAAAACGCCTATAGAAGGCCTAAAATACGTTAGAAAAAAATGTGGGCTAATATAGCTCACTTTTTTTATGGAAACTCTCTATATTTAGAAGGTCACTTATGTAAACATATGAGCCTACAAGTATTGCCTCCAGAATTGATGGAGGCTCCCAAAGATAAAATTGAAACTAAAGAACCTCAACCATACTGGAAACCAAGCAGCCTCAAAGATGGAGAATCTGAAGAGTTCCGATTGCTCGGATGTTACGAAACAGGACACGCGATTGTCGGTTGGCAATATGCATCCGAATGCCGTGATGCTAAGACTGGTGATCTTCGTTTCAATGGCTACGTGGTTACTCGTAACCATCCTGGCCAGCCAGACGACATCGCCCGAGAAACCGACTGGTCCAAACCAGATCGTCCCAAAATTGACGGCACCTTTGTCAAGCCCCGACGGTTCCTTGCCTGGGTGGCTACTAGTGCCGCACGTGGCCGACTGGAGGTGCTCTTCATTGAGCAGAAGTCCTTGCGTGAACAACTAACTGAAGTACTACAAGAAATTGAAGACTACACTTGGACCGATGAAGGGCTCGCTAACTTCTCAATCAAGATCAGCCGTAAAGGCTCTGGTCTTGAGACTACATATAGCATTCTCCCTAAAGTACGCAAAGTCCCTGAAAAGGTTAAAGCAGAATGGGAGAAACAGAAAGATACCATCTGGCTACCTAACTTCTTTGAAGGTAAAGATCCTTTTGATGGTAAGCAGGTGGACGAAAAAGGTCTTCCAGCTGGTGGCGTAGACAAACGCGGCGCTACCGTAATGCCCACAACTAAAACTCAAACTACAGAAGAGGAAACTGAATTCTAATGTCTAACCTTAATATTGAAAACTTGCCTCCAGAATTGCAAGCACGTCTTGCTGCAATCGTTGCGCAAGGTCAAGCTACTGCAGCTGCAGCGCCTGCTGCTCCTGCACAACCTGCGCCTGTTGCTGCTACCGGTCAACCGGCACAACCTGTTGTTCGTCCGCCTTCGTTGATGGATCACGTTATTGCTATGCGTCAAGATATTGCTGAGCTTCAAGCATCTATTAATGCTATGGCTCAAGTAACAGATGCGGTCGGCAATGCCGTCGGGCAGCTTTACAGTATGTTTCACGAGCAAACCCAGCCTACTTCTTTTAGCACAACGTTTCAAACGCAGAGCGTACCGCAACAACCCGTAGAATCTGATTATTGATGAGTGATCTCCCGTATCGTATACAAACAAGCGCCGGACACAGGAAATACTTGTGCTCCGGCCTTTATATGCCGTCAGTCACCACTGTACTTTCGGCTACCGAAACTGAAAAAGCAAAAAAATCGCTTGCTACTTGGCAAGCAAATAACCCTGGCGGTCTTGAAGAAGCCAGCACACGTGGATCAGCAATTCACTTAGGTTGTGAAAATTATCTTCGAGGATTAGATCCTGGTGTACCAGATGAGTATCAACCATTTTGGAATGGTATTTCACAATATCTTGACTGGTTTGATACACTACATTGGTCAGAGCGACCCCTTCGTCCTGACTGGTATCACTTACGTTCTGATGATAAAGAAGTTGCGTTTGTCTGGTCTACCGAGCATTTATATGCTGGATGTCCTGACTTAATTGGCGAGATCGGAGGTGTCCGAGTAATCGCTGACTTTAAAACGTCTAATGCTCCTTATCGGAGTAGCTTCCCTGACCGTGGCGATCGCCAAGGCTTTGGAGGTTACCGCAAGTACACTAAGTGTGCGCAGCAAATGGCGGCTTATCGTTTAGCTTTAGAAGAACGTACTGGTTATAAATGTGATGTAGCTTTAATCATTGTCAGTACTCCTGAGACTACTCAGGGTATATTTATTGACAGCGATCAGCTTGACTTGCACGAAGCAAGATTTATTAAACGTTGTAAACAATTCCACGAATTAAATGATGATGCTGAAGATATCAGTAAACAAGAACTGTCGGAACAAGGAGAGTCAGCCTGCGCGTGATTGGTTAAATATTAATGAGCAGCTTGACTGGCTGCTTGGTTGGGTAACCTCTGGCTACGGCTGGACTGCTACTCACTTTGTTGACAGACACCGCAAAGCTGAGAATGCTCGCGGTTCTAATATGGTCGTTATCGACATTGATGGCGACACTACACTTGCTAGGTTCTGGAGTACTGATACTGCACGCAACTGGTGCGCTGCTACTTACACCAGCTCTAGCCACAGTGAGCAAGAGCATCGCTTCCGTGCCTTGTTCCCGCTGTCTATAGAGCTTGATACTCCATCACAGCACAAGGGTGCTTACTGGCTTATTGTTGACCGTCTACTTGCTGACTTAGGTCTTGAACAACTTAAAGATAACTGTGGTCAAAAAGCAGAGCGGCTGTGGTACGGCAATACAAATGCTGAAATTCAGTGCAATAAAGAGTACGAACCAGTACCCCAATTTCTCTTAGAAACTATTGACTATCAAGAAAATCTAGAGTTCACTAAGTCAGATGTTACTGACATTGATATCCAACGTTGCCAGTGGTTGCTGCAAAATTTTCTGCGGCCATCAGAAGATGGCGAGTATGAAGAGTACTACGTACCTGTACTAGCTGCTTGTGCTGGCATCGGTCAAGATGTGTTTGACCATTGGGTGACGTGGGTACTTAAGGGTCATCACGGTGAGAAGCCTGAAAATATTATGCCCTTTAAGTGGAAAGGTCTCGGTAACTTCTCCGGACCGACTACACTTTATTCGCTTGCTAAGAAGCAAGATCCAGACTGGACTAGACAATTACCGCCTGCTCTTAGTTTCAGAGCAGCGGGTGAAGCTGCTGGATATACAGAGTTTGATCCAATGCCAGATTTAGATCAAACAATTTCATTTAACAAAGGAGATACTATGGGAGAACTGATTGAATTAGAGCCGCTTCCTGATGCTCAACAAGCTAAGCGTAAAGGTCGGCCTAAGAAATCAAATGATGATGCAGCTAAAGAACGTGAAGCTGATGTTGACAAAGTTAAGTCAGTATTACACGACTTGCGCCGCAATGAACTGACAAATGCGATTGAATATACAGATAGCAACGGTAAGACTGTTGTTATGCAAGGCTCTGACTTAGACCTAATGACCGTCAAGCTTAGTTGCGAAAACGGTATCTTTATTCCTGAGCAAAGAGTTAAAGCTGCTGTCCAGTACGCAGCAAATAAAAATAGTTATTGTCCTATCAAACGTTACCTTGACCACTGCGCTGCTCACGCTAAGACACACGAAGCTTGGGATCGCATCGGTGAAGTCTTCTTAGGCAACCCTCACAAGATCGCTACCACTGCTATGCAGCGGATGATGATCGGTGCTGTAGCCCGTGCTTATAACCCTGGCTGCAGTATGTCTTGGCTACCTATTTTGGTCGGTGCTCAAGGCGTTGGTAAGTCAATGTTCAGCCGCAATCTTGTGCCTGATGCTCTGTTCTCTGAGATTACAACTCCACTTGAGACATTGATGAAAGAGACTTATCGATTACACGTAGCTTGGTTGCTTGAGTTGCCAGAGATTGATAACTATTTTCAACTCAAGAACATTGAGAACTTTAAGAACCTTATTACTACTCGTATCGATGAAGTTCGTTTTCCTTATGCGGCTCTGCCTTCTAAGCTTGCTCGTAGGTTTGTGCTTATCGGCACTACTAACCGCAACCAATTCCTGGTCGATAGTACCGGGAACAGGAGGTTTGTCCCCCTGGAGGTTGGCGCTGGATTCCAAATACCGTGGAAGCAGCTTGCAGCTGAACGTGATTCACTTTGGGCAGCAGCTGTACACGCCTATCGATCTGGCGTGCACTATGAATTCACAGCAGGTGAAATTGCAGCCATTGCTGAATACATCCAAGAGTTTGGTGACCCAGATCCTTGGCTAGATAAAGTTGCTCAATACATTGCTATCCGTGAGGAAGTAACAGCTGCTGAGATCCTGTCTCACGCACTTGAACTTGACCCACGTCAGCAAGGTCGTCGTGAGTCGCGCCGCGTAGCTGATGTCTTACAAACTATGGGATGGCGACGGATTGTCACTTCACGTAAAGACAGCGCAACAGGTAAGCGTAAGTCTGTTCGCATCTGGCAGCGTCCAAAAGATGATCCTTTGAATGAAGACCACATTTTAAATGATTTTTAGTTAGTTTCTAATAGTAATAGTATTATTTACCACTACATATAAATGAAAACATCTGATATTAAAATCGGCTTGCGCGTAAAAGTACTGTCTAATGATATGACTGCACTGGTTGTTGGTACTCCTGAGTACTACACACCACGTGCAAAACTTACTCGCATTAAATACGAAAACAGTACTCGCTTTGAGTATATGATCAATAATCAAATGGAAGCTCTACCAACTGAGCAACAGTACGCTGCTCACGGCGGCTCGTATGTCAAACCTGAAGGAGACTTCTGATGTCTGAAGCTAAGCCTTCAACCAAACGAGGTGGTCACGCATATGGCAGGCGTTATCAACCAATGTCTAACACCGCTGTAGAGGGTGAGCTTTGCATCTATTCAGGTCACTCGCTTGGTCGGTTTAGCTCTCATTCAATGCGCTACGACAGTCACCAAGCTTGCGTTCGCTGCGTTGCTTCAGCACGCGAAGGTCGTATTAGTTTTGATATTGATAAGCTCCTTAAGCGTGAACGCAAACGTGCTTTAAAGTTCTGGGCACAAGTAGAGATTGGACAGCCCGACGAATGTTGGGAATGGAAAGGTTGCATTAATAAAACTACTAAGCAACCACAGTTTGCTTGGAGGCGGTCTGGCATTAGCTCAAGCACTCAACAACACCCTCAACGTGTTGCTATGTGGTACAGCTGGGGTGATCTAGGTTTTACTGGTGTTAAAACTACTTGCGGCAATAAATATTGTTGTAATCCATTCCATCTAATCCCACAAAGAGTTGGCGTATTTGTTGATCACGATAGCTATCTTGATAGCTTTGAGCTTGCTTGTGAGCTTCATAGTCTTAAGCAAAAAGTTGCTGAGTATGCTATTGAAGAAGCATTAAAAGAGCAGCAGCGTATGACTGCTGAAGAGCTTAGCCAAAAAGAAGCTTTGTTTTTAGATCCTAATACTTCTTTTGGAGATAAATTTGAAGCAGTTATGTTGGACTTACTTGAAGGTACTAACTCATCACAACTTACGCTCAATGACTTTCCAAATTTAATTGATCACGGAGAGTCTGAAGAAAACCCCACGAATGATTTTTAAATTAATTATTCTTATTAGAGAGTCAATTAACAATGTCAAGACGCACAGACTTACTTCAACAACTTCTCGCTTCCAATAAATTTGGCAAGGAGAAAGAACAAGAGCAGCAATTCCTTATGGCTACTGCTGAACTTATTCTTTCAGACTTAATTGATATTGCTATCAATGGTCTTGAGAAGCAAGGAGCTGGATCATTAGTTATTAACTTACAAAATGATTCATCTACTTATATGAGCGGACACTCTATCGAATTTGATATTCGTACAGCAGAACGCGAAGAAGACGAAGAAGTTTTAAAGTTCCTTAGGAAACTAATGGAAGAGATTGACGAAAATGATTGGACTAAAAACGTATTGATTACTCTTATTAGTGATGCTGGAACAAGAACATTTGCTGTCGAAACAGGTCGGAGCCAAGAAAGCTTCCGAGCGCTCGCAGAAGAATTTAAGTGACCGACTGTCAGAACACGGATTAAAACTTCCGCTTTATCCTACGCCTCAAATTATTGAGCGTGCACGAACGGTGATGGGATCAATTGACTTTGATCCTACATCTGATCCTGTTCAACAAGTTCTGGTTAATGCTACTACTGTTCCAAGCATTGAAGTCAATCCATTGCAAGAACATTGGAAAGGTAATGTATGGGTTGCTCCTAAAGGTGCAGTGCGCAACTCACGTATCTGGTTGAACAAAACAATAAACGAATATCGAAATGGCTACATTAGTTCGTTTGTTTATTTTACTAGTGCTAGTGAAATCATCCGTGCTTGCCCTGTAGTGTGGGACTACCCTTGCTGCATCCCATTCCGTAGGGTCAAGCAGCTGCGTGCTACAGGCAAAGGTTTTGAATCTGTCTGCCCCAGCACTTGGAACTTAATTGTGTATGGACCGCCGCTTGAAACTACATTATCTGATGTAGATAAAGTAGAACTATTTCACTCTAGTTTCCGTGACATCGGACGTGTAATTTACAATGAGTTCGCAGGCGATCGTTGGGCACAAGACCTTGAGTTCTATGAAGATAAAAAGGGTGAGCTGTGATGAAGAGTTTAGAGAAATCTTATTTGTATAAGATGCCATCTGGCTCTACTGTACATCCCAATCGTTTAATCGTTAGAGATGGAACTATTATGTGGAAGCACGCTTTATTATTTGAAGGTGAACCACAAATTCCATCTGAAGCATCACACGAACAGCACATAATAAAAACTGCTCAGCGCTTAGAAGAACTGAACAGTTGGGTGTCTGCTGGTTGTGAACCTTGGGAATGCTTACTACCTATAGTCTGGTATGTCCCTCACATTGACTTCCTTAACCAAGGTATATCGTTGTTCTTTAATCACGTAACCTACGATTATGAGCACGTCTATCAGTTACTACAACCGCATATCCAAAGTCACGAAACATTAGAACTGACTAACAATAAACAGTTATATTTCCAGCGATGTTAGCCGCCGACTGGCGGCTTTATTAGTCTAGCGAATCAATTAATCGGTTCAAATACCAACGTGCTTTCTCTGCATCTTCTTTGGCATCAATCTTATGCCAAAGTCGCAGCATATATTTCAACACTTGAGCTTGAAGCATACCGTGTTTAACAGACGGAGCTTCTTCAATTGCATCTTCAATAATTTCAATCGCTTCTACTTTACCTTTGGTGTAATGCGCAGGACTGTTGACCATATCGTCTTCAGGAATTCGTTTCCACCGATAATATTCTGTTGCATTTTCACAGTTAAATTTGAAATTGTTATCCATTATGTAGTCGCACTATAGTGTTTCACTACCTAATATAAGATAGTAAAGCTGAATATGTGTATGTCTAGTCCAAAAGGTGACCCCACTTATATCAAAAATATAGAACGTTATTTTATTGAAGTTGCTAAGACTATTGCTTTAGCTAGTACTCACCCCAAAGCTCCTGGTGGTTGTGTCATTGTTCGTGACCGCAGCATCATTGGTGAAGGTCGATCACTTTTAACTCACACTAAAGTTGAAATTGATCCAGTTGCACACGCTATTGCTATCGCTAGCAAACGTGGTGCTCCAAGCGTTGGATGTGATATCTATTCAACTCGTTATCCGTTCAGTGCGTCTGTCTTTCAAGCTCACTGTATGGGTGTACGTCAAATCTTTGTACTTGCTCACGACTGGGAGCCATATTACAAAGATGAATTTAATAGAGCAGGCCGCTTAGCACGTGAACTGTGTATTCCAATTGAACCAATTTTTGAAGATGAAGATCCAAGATTTCAAGTAAATTCATATGAAAACAAAACAACTGTCACAGACTCAGAGCTCTACTCAGAAGAAAAACCATACTCGCCGGATGAATATGATATCCAAATTGCAGAAGACATCGACAATGAAAACTCAACTTCTTTTTGACCTAGAAAGTACTGGCCTCTTGCGTAGAGGTTCTACTATTCACTGTATTGTTATGCGCAATACAGACACAATAGATACTCCTGAAGTATTTGATTCCAAACCAGAGCGTGCTGTAATTCAAGGTGTCAAGCAGCTGGAACAAGCTGATGTTTTAATTGGACACAACATTATTGGTTACGACATTCCATTAATTAAAGAGCAGTTCCCTGACTTTGCTCCCACAGGAGAAGTGCTAGACACCCTTGTACTCAGTCGTTTGTTCTATCCTCACATTGCTGAGCGTGATTACGAACGCAGGCCTACAGGAATGCCACAGCGTCTGTACGGACGGCATTCATTAGAAGCTTGGGGTTACCGTCTTAAGTGCTTCAAAGGTGACTTTGGTAAGCACGATGGCAACTGGGCTGAGTACACACCAGAAATGCTTAGCTATTGTATTCAAGATACTTTAGTTACAGCAAAACTATACGAACTTATGCAGCGGAGAATGCAAGACTATGCTTGATTCAATTGATCTAGAGATGAAACTTGCGACTATTATGTCGCAACAAGAGGCTTCTGGCTTTCGCTTTGACTTAAATGCTGCTGAGCGCGTCCGCAGTGAACTTGAGAAAGAAGCTGCGGAGATTGAGGGCGCATTGAAGCAGCGCTACGTTTATGTTCCTGGCAAAGTCTTCACACCTAAACGTAAGAACAAAGCCAAGGGCTACGAAGCCGGTGCACCTATGACACACTTGCTCGACTTTAACCCTACCTCTCGTCAACATATTGCTTGGGCACTGCAAAACAGACGTGATGCTCGATTTACTAAGCTAACTGAAACTGGTAAGCCTAAGGTTGATGAGGCAACACTCAGTGAGATGCGTGACATCGCACTTCAGTATGGCAATCATTTGCTGCACGAAGAATGTGAAATGTTTATTCGTTTGCTGACATTACAGAAGTGGTTAGGTCAATTGTCAGAGGGTGCTAACTCCTGGTTCAATACAATTGAAAGTGACGGTTGCATCCACCACAGCTGCACACTGGCTACGCAAACAGGCAGGAATGCCCACCGTGGTCCTAACCTTGGTCAAGTTGTATCTGCACCGTGGGCACGTGAACTATTTGTGCCACATCCTGGTCACGTTATGGTTGGCGCTGACCTTGAAGGCTTAGAGCTTCGCTGCCTTGGTCATTATCTATCTCCTTGGGACGATGGAAACTTTGCTGACGTTGTACTCAATGGTGATATACACCAGCAGAACGCTGATCGTGTTGGCTGTACTCGTAAAGAAGTCAAGACTATCACTTATGCTTTCATTTATGGGGCTGGTGACGCAAAGCTTGGCCACAGCCTATCTCCTGAACTTTCTGAC